ACGTGGTCTAATTCTTTGCGGGATTTGTGGGTAGAGACTTTGGGCGGCATTGCTTACGATGATGCGCGGCGCGCGTTATTTGAAGCGAAGAAAAAATATCCGTATCCTCAACCTGAAATAGCCTGGGTCGTTGAATTTCTGCCGCCAGCGGCGGCGATTGCCGGTGCGGGTGGCGCTGTTTACTTTGTCGATTTTGACGCGCCATCGTTAAAATATAACGGGCGCGCGTGTCGCGCTTCTCGCGTATTTCGTGATCGTGAGGCGGCGGTATTATTTTGCGAGACTGTGCGCGGAAGGCTTCGCGCGTGAGGGGTCGAAAGCGTAAGCCTACGGCGCTCTTAACGGCGTCGGCTGATATTTATACTGTTGAGACTACGCGCGGTTTCGAGCCGATCGCGCCATCTGAAACGGTGGAACCTCCTACGTTTCTTGTCGGCGTTGCGCTTGATACCTGGCGGCGCTTGGCGCCGATGCTGTCGGCTATGCGAGTATTGACGCGCGCGGATGAAATGGAATTAGCGATGTTATGCGAGAATTGGGCGATGTACTGCGACAATCAAGCGGAGATAGCGCGAGTTGGTCGGGCGGTCTATTCCGTTTTACGGTATGACGATGGCGGCGAGTTAGTCGGCGTTTCGGTTTCTGCGATGGTTGCTAATTCGGTCCGGCTGAGGGACGCGGTGAATCGAGGCCTAACGGAGTTCGGTTTAACACCAGCGGCGCGCGCTCGGCTTATTGTCGGAAAGTTAAACGCGCCGAATACGAAAGCTAGTTTATTTGCGAGGGCTAAAAAATGATTTATCTATCTATTGTTCATCTTGTTCTTTCTGTTTCTATTTTGGTTTTGCAAGTCCGTATACTTAAACTGCTTTCGAGGTTAAGTAATTGACGCGCGCGAAGATTTCCGCGGAAAGTGTGAACCTTATACCGGGATACGATGCCATCGGGACGGCGGGCGGGCGGTATACTTTTGATCCTGAAGCGGCCGCGCACGCGCTCGATTTTATCGAGGGCTTATGTCATTACGCGAAAGGCTCTTGGGCGGGTAAGCCGTTTCGGCTTTTACCCTGGCAAGTTATTCTAGTTTCAAATTTGTACGGGTGGCTGGATTCGCGCGGGCTTCGCCGTTACCGGCAATGTGGCGTATGGGTGCCGCGTAAAAACGGAAAAACGGAACTATGCGCGCCTTTGGGCCTTTATCATTTACTCGGCGATTCGGAACCTACGCCGGAAGTTGTTTCTATTGCGGCGGATCGCGCGCAAGCCAAACTAGTTTTTGAACGGGCTAAGGCGATGGTACGCGCGGAACCTGAGTTATCTTCTCGGCTGGAAGTTTACGCGCATAAAATTCTATGTCCGGTCGAGGGCGGTTCGTGGTTGCCTATGTCGAGTGATGCCCCTACGGCTCACGGCTTGCATATTTCATTCGCGATATGTGATGAGGTTCACGCTATGCACAATCGGCGCGAGCTGTGGGAGGCTATTCAAACATCAATGGGCGCGCGTACTCAACCGCTGTTACTGTCGATTACTACGGCTGGCACGCGGCGCGAGTCTTTGGAGGCGGATTTGTTTTCGTTTTCTTGTAAGGTCCGCGACGGGATACTCGATACGCCGTCATATCTGCCGGTTATTTATTCTTTGGATGAGCTGGAGGATTGGCGGGACGAAAAATTATGGGCGCGGGCTAATCCATCTCTCGGCGTTACGTTTCCTATAGATTTCTTGCGCGGTGAGGCAAAACGCGCGCACGATCAGCCGGCATTTGAAACGGCATTTCGTACGCTTCATCTGAACCAGCACGTATCATCGGATTTACGGTGGCTTCGGATGGCGGATTGGGATTTGTGCGAATCGGAGATATTGGATACTGATTTGGCGCTATTACCTTGCTATTTGGGCTTCGATCTCGGCGAGGTTTCCGATTTGACATCTTTAACGGCTGTTTGGATGGGCGAGGGCGTTTATTACTTGCGGAGCTGGTCGTACGCGCCGGAGGACCGCGCCGAATTGCGTCAAGCGGCTCACCGGGTGCCGTATTTGGACTGGGCGCGCGATGGGTTTTTAACGTTGACGCCAGGCAACGTAACGGACTACGGTTTTATGCGGTCGGAGATTCTGCGGATAGCGGGCGCTAATAAGGTGGTGGCCGTGGGGTACGATCCTGCGAACGCCGGCGGTATATCGCAACAATTAGAAGCGGACGGGTTAAAGCTGTTTCGAGTGCCACAAAGTTACGCGCAATTATCTACGCCTACTAAACGTTTCGAGGCGGCGGTAACTTCGCACGTTTTACGCCACGAAAAAAATCCCTTGTTCGCCTGGGCGCTGTCAAACGTAACTATAGAGCTTGATAGTAATCAAAATATACGGCCATCCAAGCGCCGGAGCGGAGATAAAATTGATCCGGTGGTGTCGGCGATAATTGCGCTGGGGGTTGCGTTAGATCATTCATCGGTTATACCTTCGCCGTATTCGGATCGCGGTTTTTTAATGCTATGAGCTTTTGGACGCGCGCAATTTCTGCATTTACTAATCGGCCTATGGTCGATAATTCTCCCGTGGGTATGCCTACGGGCGGGGTTCAATCGTATATCTCATCATATTCCGATACGGGGCGCTATATTTCGCCTGAGGAAGCGCGCGCGGCCCCTACGGTTCACGCTTGCGTTAATCTGATTTCTCAGTCTATCGCGCGTATGGAATGGCGGATTTTATCGAACATTTCGGGCATTGACCAGGCGGTACGCGCGCATCCCTTGTACGCGCTATTGAATCGCGCGCCGGCTAGCTATATGGGGGCTATGACTTGGCGCCAGTCGATGCTAATCGACTGTCTGCTATACGGTAACGCTTATTCATTCATTGAACGGGACGCCAGCGGGCGAGTAATTGCGCTTCATAAATTACGGCCTGATTTAATGGAAGTCCAGCGCGTTAATAAGGAAGTGGTTTACCGATATAGCGGCTCTGCCGATGGCCAAATAACTTCACCGGCTTACGATATTTTCCATCTCATCGGATCGTCTGCCGATGGTTTACTTGGCGATTCTGCCATAAACTTATGCCGTCAAATAATCGGCGTTGAGTTGGAAAGTGAGGCGTACGTAGCGAATTTCTTTCGCAACGGTGCGCGGCCGGCGGGAGTCTTAGAAGTTACGGGCGTTTTGACGCCGGAGGCTTTTTCTCGGCTCAAAGATTCTTGGACCGCGACGCAAGGCGGATCGCGCAACGCGGGCCGCGTTGCTATCTTGGAAAGTGGATACAAATTTACGCCTATTTCGGTCGATCCCGATGATGCGCAACTAATCGAGCTTCGCCGGTATTGCCGCGAACAAATTAGCGCGGCGTTTGGCGTTCCGTCGCGTATGGTTGGCGATGCGTCGGGCGCGTCTTACGCGTCGGCTGAGCAGTCGGATATAGAATTTACGAAGCATACGCTAGGGGCTTGGGCGGCGCGGCTGGAGGAGGAAGTAGCGCTAAAGTTGATTCCTGCCGGCGAGCTGATTACTTCTAAAATTTCATTTGACGAATTGGTACGCGGCGATTTGTCGGGCCGTTTTTCTGCGTATTCAACGGCTCTAAATTTGGGCTTTATGTCGATTAACGAAGTGCGCGCTAAGGAAGGCGCGGCGCCGGTTGCGGGGGGCGATGTTTGCCGTACGCCGATGAATTTTGCGCCTATTTCTGATCCTGCGCGCGATGGCGCTCCGCAAGGCGCCGAAGCTGTCGCGCTCGGCGTCGGCCAGCTCCAAGCTATTACGATGTTGGTAAAGGATGTTACGGCGGGCGCTGTCTCGGTTGATTCCGCGGTGGCTATGCTTCTTGCGTCGTTTCCGTTGATGTTGGAGACTACGGCGCGCTTGATTTTTGCGGGCGCTGTGATTGCTCCGCCGGTGGTGGATGAAATCAAAGCAAAACCAAAGGGGAAAAAATGAGTGAAAAAATGATTGAACGGCGCTCATACGGCGCGGAAGCTCTTGATATTGCGCCGTCGGATACGGGGCTGTCTCTTGTTGGCTATGCGTCAACCTGGGAAGCGTACGATATGGGGAGTTTCGCCGAACGAATCGAGCCGGCGGCGTTTACTGTCGCGATTGAAGGCGCGGACGTAATGGCGCTTCTTAATCACGATTCATCTCTACCGTTGGCGCGGACTACAAACGGCTCTTTACGTTTGGCGGTGGATTCCGTCGGGTTGTGCTGTTATATCGACTGCGTAGAGACCTCATATAGTCGCGATATGGTCGGCTTGGTTAAGGCGGGCGTTTTATCTTCTATGAGTTTTGGATTCCGCTGTTTAGCGGAGACGTTTGAAGCGCGCGCGGGGACTACGCCGCTAAGAATAATTAC